TACACGGGGTCTGTCACAGACTTCCACGTAGGATATGAAGGCGGCACTGATACCTTTGGATATTATGTTCAAGGTGGTCCCGCAGTCGTAGCCACAGATGGTGAAGATTCAGATAATAGACTTTCTGGTAAAGTAGGTGCAAGCCTAGCTGCAACAGAAAAGCTTGACTTCTACGGTGAACTAGCAGTAATAACTGCTGATGCTGATACAGACAATGACAATGCCTGGGCCACTAAGCTCGGTGCAAAGTATTCTTTCTGATGGGATTTGCAATAGATCCAGATGAAACTGATATGGCACATCAAAGCTCACAAGCACGTGCAAGCGTGACTACTTACTCACCTCAACCTGAAGTTAAAGAACCTGTGGATACTATGCCACATGATTACCAACCTCCAGGTGTAGATGAAGAAGAGATTGATCTAGAGACAGCACTAACGTCTCTATGATCAGTGGGAGAGGCACCTCAGAGTCGGACCTCTCTCTCATTGGCATTGACCCGTACGCGGATACTCTTTGCCGTCTAGACGGTGGGAAAGACCACAACAAATTGATCAAACAATTACGCGTAAGAAAGTAAACAATACAATCTTTAAACAGATAAATGGCTCATCAGAGTACAGATCTAACTACCAGTTTGACCCGTCCGGGTCAATCGAACTCGACTGGTGATGCAAGAGCACTGTACCTAAAGCTATTCTCTGGAGAGATGTTCAAAGGCTTCCAACATAATACGATTGCTCGCGATCTAATTATGAAGCGTACCCTAAAGAACGGCAAGTCATTGCAGTTCATCTATACGGGTCGTACAACAGCCGAGTATCATACTCCAGGTAATGCTATCCTAGGTAACGGTGACGGCGCACCTCCAGTCGCTGAGAAGACTATCACAGTTGATGATCTCCTAATCTCCAGTGCATTCGTTTATGAACTAGACGAAACACTGGCACACTACGATTTGCGTAGTGAAATCAGCCGTAAGATCGGCTTCAGCCTAGCTGAAAAATATGATAGACTATGTTTCCGTGCCATCACTCGTGGTGCACGTGCTGCAAGTCCTATCACCAAAACTAACTTTGTAGAACCAGGCGGAACACAAATCCGTGTTGGTACTAACGCACAGGCTTCTGATGCTTATAACGCTCAGTCTTTGACAACCGCTTTCTTCGATGCAGCTGCTGCACTTGACGAGAAAGGTGTGTCTCAGGATGGACGTGTAGGTGTTCTGAACCCTCGTCAGTACTACGCTCTAATTCAAGAAGTTGGTAACAATGGTCTCATCAATAGAGATGAGCAAGGAAGTGGACTACAATCTGGTAAAGGCGTCGTAGAGATTGCCGGAATCAAGATTTATAAATCCATGAACATTCCATTCTTCAGTAAGTATGGTACTAAGCTTGGAGGCACAGCAGGTGCAACCATTCCTGGTACAACTTCTCCTGGTAACGTCGGCTCATTTGTCGGTGCAGATGTAGAAGATGCTGCTGCTGATGTAACTGGAATTAATAACGAGTACGGTGAAGAGACTGAATTCGCTAACTCCTGTGGACTTATCTTCCAGAAGGAAGCCGCAGGTTGTGTCGAAGCAATTGGTCCTCAAGTACAAGTAACTTCCGGTGACGTATCAGTCATCTACCAGGGTGATGTAATCCTTGGACGCCTAGCAATGGGTGCCGATTACCTCAACCCAGCTGCCGCTGTCGAACTGTATGCAGGTACTGCATCAGCTCCCGCTGCATTCTAACTTTAAGGGGACCTTCGGGTCCCTTTTTTTTTATTCACAAATATTCACATGGCATTTCCTACCACTAACGCTACACAGGAGCTACCTGCTATAAATCAAATACTGGCGTCAGTTGGTCAAGCGCCGGTGACAACTCTCGATACAACCAACCCTGACGTTGCGATTGCTTACGATACTTTACTACAAGTATCACGGGAGGTACAAGCAGAAGGCTGGACCTTTAACAAAGAGTATGATTATGGGTTCACTCCTGATTCCAACAATGAAATAGTAATACCATCTAATGTATTACAAATAGATTTACATAATAGAGAAGCTGATTATAAACAATATGATGTAGTAAGAAGAAACGGTAAACTATATGATAGAATAGAACATACAGATAAATGGACCAATGGGGAAATGAAGTGTGACGTAGTATGGCACTTCGATTGGGTTGACTTACCAATACCTATTCAAGATTATATTACATCTCGTGCAGCTACCTTTGTTGTAAGTAGGATAGTAGGTGACCAATCCTTATATCAAATGTGTCAACAAAAGGAAGTATACTGCAGAGCTATGGCTTTAGAGTATGAATGTAATCAAGGTCAATTTACTTTCTTTGGCCATCCAAAAGGAGGTAACCATTACCAGAGTTATCAACCTTACAAAGCACTTTCACGCTAATGGCAACTGTTACACAGACAATACCTAGTTACTTAGGTGGGGTATCTAAACAACCAGATGATAAGAAAATGCCCGGTCAACTTGTTGACTGTGTTAACGCTTACCCTGACCCAACCTTTGGACTAACGAAAAGACCTGGTTTTAAATGGATTAAAAACTTAGGCAGTTCATCACCTTCAGATACTTATGAAAATGCTAAGTGGTTCTATATACATAGAGATGGTGATGAGAAATACATGGGTTGTATTAAGGGTAATCAGTTTTACATTTGGAATGTAACAACAGGTGTGGCTGTGACTATGACTTACACAAGTCCAGCACAAGCATATCTAGACGGTACATCTCCAACTCATTATGATATCCTAACTGTACAAGATACAACAATTGTTACAAATAAAACTAAAACAGTAGGAGTACAAACTGCTCCTACATTCAATGCAAATAGAGTAGGTACTGTCAGACTACGCGCAGTGACAGCTCAAACTACATATACTGTTAGTATTAAAATAGGATCTACAACTAACACTGCTACATTCACAACAGGTGATGCAGCTACAGCTGATGGAATTTTAACAGATCTTAAGGCTGATATTGATGGATGGTCAGGTGATTTTGATAACTTAACTGTTACAAGATTGGATACATCATTAGAGATATCCAGTACAGTTGATTTTACCTTAAATGGTAAAGGTGGTGCTGATAATGAACGGTTAGATACTTATCAAAATCAAGTAGCTAATGTCTCAGACTTACCTGATAGATCTAAACAACATAGAGTTGTAAAGATTCTTAACACAGCTAGTTCTACAGAAGATACTTACTACTCCAGATTCATTGCTAATGATGGAGTCTCAGGTCAAGGTCATTGGGAAGAGTTTATAGCTCCTGATGTATCACCTGGTTTAGACTCAGCAACAATGCCTCATGAGTTAATCAATACAGGTACTAATGCATTTACCTTTAGACCAGCTGCTTGGACAGATAGATTAGTTGGTGATGAAACCACTAACTCTCCTCCTAGCTTTAACACTAAAAAAATTCAACAGGCTTTCTTCCATAGTAATAGACTAGGCTTCTTAACAGAGGACAATGTGTCTATGAGTCAAGCTGGTGAGTACTTCAATTTCTACCATGTCTCAGCAATGACACAGGTAGCTTCTGATCCAGTGGATCTAAGTACTTCTAGTATTAGACCTACACTATTAACAGGTGTTTTAACTACAGCTCAGGGTTTGATTCTCTTTAGTAAGAATCAGCAGTTCCTGATGTATGCACCTAACGGTATCTTTACTCCTACCACTACTATTATACGTGGTGTCTCAAACTATGAGATGGATATTGATATGGACCCTGTAGATAACGGTACGAATATATTCTTTTTAAGTAAAACCCCTAGTTACTCACGTATCTTCCAGATGAAAACAGCGGGTCAAGAAATGAACCCGCAGGTATTAGACGTTGGAAGAGTTGTATCAGAATGGATACCAGATACTGTTACAGAAATAACAGCTAGTCCTCAGAACTCATTCATAGCAATGTATGGTCCTTCAAAACCAGATATTTATTTCTATAGAACTTACTCTGATGGACAACAAGAAGTCATGCAATCATGGTTTAGATGGTCCTGTCCTGGTAAGATACAAACTATAGCTGTTGACTCTGATGTTTTATATGGAGTGACAGTACAAGGAAATCAATACACATTAGTTAGTGCTAGTTTGAACCAAACACCAGATGAAACTATTCTTGTTAACTCTGATGGTACAAAAATGAATCCTTGTGTAGATTTATATGCTACAGCTACAGCTGTTAAATATCAAGGTATAGATGATTTTACAGTAACAGCAGGAGGTACTAATTATACTTCAGCTCCTACTGTTGTTATTACACCAATACTTTCTAGTGAAGGTTCAGGAGCTGCAGCAACAGCTACTGTCTCAGGTGGTGCAGTCACAGCTATTACACTTACCGATGCTGGTAGTGGGTATGCTGATGGAGCTACTATCAGTTTCACAGGAGGAGGTGGTAGTGGTGCTACTGCTACATGTACAGTATATGATGGAAGTAAATGTTACATTCCCTTTACAGATGATGCAGATTTATCCACAGTTTTGGTTGTAGGAAGTGATGCTGCAGACCTTACTAATCCTACATTCGTTGAATCAGGTTTTACAGTTACACCAACTCGTGGCACAGATGACGTTGGGACTTATTTTTCTATATTAGAGAAAGACCTAAGTGCCGTTGCAAGTAAAGTTATTGTAGGTTTTAAATATACCTATGATATTACCTTACCAAAAGTATATTATAAATTAAATCCCGAAGGAACAATCGCAGATTATACTGCTTCACTAACAGTATCAAGAATGAAATTCTCTACTGGTTTATCTGGTGTAGTAGGATTTAAACTGAAACCAAAGGGTGCAGCTGAATGGACAGATGTACACCCTACTGTTGATGCTAATTTCTATTTAGCTAACGACGTTCCTTTGACTGACCAATCAGTCCTCGATGTACCCATACATCAACGTAATGGTAATTTCACTTTACGTGCTTATAGCGACTCTCCATTCCCAGTGTCATTGACATCTTCAATGTGGGAAGGAAATTACTCACCCAGATTTTATCGGAGAACCTAGTGTCTAACCGCCGCCTAACCTTAGTACTACCACAAGACGTGCCAATTATATGGCATATAGTCAAACCAATGATAGAGAAAGCCATCTTAGATGAATGGATGACAGTAGAACAAATACTGACAGACATTTTAAGTAAGAAGAATCATCTATTTGTAGGGATAGACGGTGAAGAAAAGATACACATGGCTTTAGTAACAGAATTTGTAGAGTACCCTAACTCGAAAACACTATATATTAATACCTGGGCGACTGGTACTGGGTATGATTTTAGTATATGGTATCCATTCATAACTACTGTAGATGACTTCGGTAGAGAGAACGGGTGTACTACAATAGAAGCTACAGTCAGAAGAGGTTTAGCTAGGAAACTAAAATGGGATTACCAATACTCAGTATGTACTAGATCTTTAAAACAACATGGGAAAAAAGAAACAAAGTAATCCCGCTGGTGATGAGTCGAACAGGCTCCAGCGGGAATCGACGGAGAAGCAGTATGCATACGAAACCAAAGTACATAACTTTAATTGGGAAGGCTCGCCGGATGATCCGAAAGGCGCTCAATGGAAAAAGTATAATCATGGTGTTGAAAACCTCCAGATCCAAAAGAATAATGCTAAACGAGCACGTGACTATCAGAATGCTTCTGCTACGCAGAACTGGGAGTTGGGTGTTGCACAGCAAGATTATCAATATGATCAGGCTTCAAGGCAGTTCCGAAAATCTGAACAGATTGCTGGTCAACAACTAACCTACAATGAAGCTGAATCAAAAGCTGCTTTATCACGAGAGAAAGCTGTACTGAATGAACAATTCATCGATTCTGCATTTAAAAACCAAAGTTTAATACAAGATCTCTATGAAGAGGTAGGTGGAGCTGGTTATGATAAGGCAGCGCAGCTGTTAGGTCTCGAAAATACACAAGGTCAATTAAACCATCAAAAAACTCAACAGTTAACACGACTTAATCAAGCTGTAGGAGACGCGCAGTTCAGTGAAGCTGGTAAAAAAATTCAACTTATAGATAAGCAAGGTAAGACAGATTTTAATAAAGCTAACGTTGTACAATCATTAGCTGCAAAGGAAGCACAGAATAAGTTTAAAAAATTAGAACTTAATATACAATCTGAAGCTGCTAAGACAAGAGCAGACTTTGAAAATGATTTACTCAGACGAGAGATCAGTGATAATAAGTTCAAAACATCTAAGGTATTAACAGATGCTAGAGTCAAAGGTATGCAGCAACTTGGCCAAGCAGCTTTAACACAAGCTGGTAGGTCTCAAGGTAAGGCAGTCCAAATGTTTCTTGCAGAATTAGGTAGGGAACAAGCTTATACTGTTGAAAGCATGATACGTGGTGAAAATGTGGCTCATGCTAGGATGAAACAAAATAGAGTAGAAGCTATCAATACTCAAACTGATATTGAGATTAAAAAAGCAAGTGTTGATTACGATACACTTTTTAATATTGGTCAAGCTGAACGTGATATAAATGAAGCTGAACGTGATCTAAAGATAACTAATCAACAAGGTCAATTAGATTTAGATGCAATTAGAAAGAAAGTATCTGATACAGCTGAAACTACACGTATAGATACTAAAGAAATCTCACGTAACCTAAGACACGCACAGAAATCAACTGGTACAGAGCTCAGTAAGATTGATTGGGGTGTTGCTAACACAAAATCTAGGTTTAAACATAACCAAAATGTACTAAGAGCTTCATTAGATAGTGCTGTCAAAGCTTCTGCAGCTAATAAAAGAGATATAGCTTTAGCAAAGGTTAAAGCTGATATGTCAGCAGAAGCTAGAAGAATGTTAGAACCTGAAAAAGCACCAAAAATACCCAAACCTATAACCATACCTGAGACTCAATGGCAAGATCCACTAGCACCATCGAAACCACCAGCTCCTATTAAAGGTGCTCTGGCAAGAGATGTTAGCGGTGGACAAAGTATACTATCACCTGGTAATATCATTGGAGCAGCTTCAGCTGGATTAGCAGCTGGTAGTGCTGTAGCTGGTATGCACACTGCAGGTACTGTTGGAGCTGGATTGGCAACACCAATCGGCGCAGCTGTTGGTTTAGGAATGTTACTATTCGGTTAATTAAAAATGCAACGAATTCAATTTCAAGGGTACGCCCAACGAAAAAATAATTTAGGTTGGCAGATTCCTGATAACTTGCGTGCAATGCAAGATGAAACCGAACGTACCTTACGAGGTATGCGAGAGTATCAGGAACAACACAACCAAAACAGAAAAGAATACTTAGCAGGAATGAAGGAGAATGCAAAACTTCAAGAAGCTAATGTAAAATCAAATCAAAAGTTAGAAGAAGAATTTGCTGAAGCATATCAGGAAGCGGAGCTCCAACACTACGAGCAACGCTTAGCTGATACCAAACCAGGCGGTGGTTTATACCAAGATTCTCAGAATAAGCAGAAGAGATTAATAGCAAAAGAGAAAGAGTGGCAAGATCTAATTAAGATGATGCCATCAATGGCTATGAATGCTGCTAAACTTGATAAACATCACTTAGAAAAGATGAAAGCCATTGGTGCTGAAGTAGCTATCAGATGGAATCTAAGTCATGTAGAACTTGCTGCTTTAAAGAATGGTGATCGTAGTGTTGATTGGGTTCATAAAGCTATTACTAAAGTAGAAGGTAGGATGGCAGCCAGAGGTGCTTCACCCTCAGAACTGAAAGCTGTCTTTGGTCTTAGTGGTCGTAAGATGCTAGGAGCACAGATTTATGCTGTCAGTAGTATGGGTGGTAAACCCTATGCCACACACATTATTGATCGTAGTGGTCACCCTTATGAAGGACTAGGATCGTTAAATGATCATATAAACGGTGCTGAAGGGACTAGTGATGAAAGCTTCCGAACCATTAAAAGGAACATACGTACTGAATATCTAAAGAAGCTTGCAGATAAAGACGGGCATATTATCTATGAT